GACTGACCGTCATCTTTTTTCACCGTTGACTCCTTTGACGTAAATAATTGTAACATAAGTCTGCTGAAAAGTCAAGACGAAGCTCACCAATTACAGACTTGAAAATCAAGTCAGCTTGTGGTATAATGTTTCTAAAGGATTAGAAGGAGGAGAAAATGAACAAGATTGAAGAAGCCGCTATCGTTCTTGCAAAAGCGATGAAAGACTTATGCCAGGTTGTCCCGACAATCTCTATTGGGGGGTATGACGAAGCCTCGACGATTGACGTACTCTTAAACAAAGAGAACTTTGAGAAGATATTCGCCGATTCACCAACAATCACAGAGAGCAGGGATTCTAAGGAATATCCCTTTGAGAAAAGTGTTATGGTCGGCGAAGTTAGGTTTTTCTGTCTATTAACAGAAGAAGAAAGAAAGGAGGAAAAGTGAGTGAGATCGACGTAGCAAAGAACATGAGTATCTGGAATGAGGTCGCACAGCCGCCCAAGGAAGTGCTGAAACAGATTCCCGCTGGTCGGCTGAAGGGAAAAACGAGTATTGATCCCCAGTGGCGACTGCAAGCGCTCACAGAACGATTTGGCCCTTGTGGGATCGGCTGGAAATTGGAGACAGTTAGGCAGTGGACCGATCCTGGGCCAGAAGGACAGGTATTTGCATCTGCTCATATCCTCTTGTACATACGGGAAGATAAGGAGTGGAGCGATCCCATCCCTGGTACTGGCGGCTCAATGCTGGTGGTGAAGCAATTCGACAAGTACAAGAATGCCGAGGTCCTTTACCTGAACGATGATGCGTTTAAGATGTCAGAGACTGACGCATTATCAGTAGCATGTAAGAGGCTCGGATTTGGCGCTGCTATTTACATGGGACAGTGGGACGGGGAGAAGTACACAACCGGACCTATAACCGTTGACGAACACAAGCTGGCTGACTGGCTCCTTGCGGTAGAAGAAGCTGCAGAGGAACCGCTGGAGGATTACAAGAAGTGGTGGCCGACCAAGAAGGAAACAATCATAGGTGATCTTGGTGAGGGAGGAGCGGCAAGGATACACGCTAAATACACCGGCTTCCTGAAGAAGAAGTACGCTGAAGAGAAGGCAGCTAAATGAAGATCATTGAGTGTGTCCAGCGCTCCCCAGAATGGTATGAAGTCCGTCGGGGTATCCCTACGGCCTCGTCCGCTGATAAGATCGTAACATCGAAAGGCGAACCCTCCAAGCAAGCTCTTGGCTATTTGTACAGTCTTGCGGCGGAGCGGATCGCAGGGATTCGTGAAAACTCGTACACCTCGGCGGCGATGGAAGAAGGGATAAGGCGGGAAGAGGAAAGCCGCCAAGTCTACGAAATGCTAAGAGAGGTTGAGGTCAAGGAGGTGGGCTTCTGCCTCTCTGATTGTGGCCGGTATGGATGTTCTCCTGATGGGCTAGTAGGCAAGGACGGATTAGTGGAACTCAAGAATCCATCAGGGAAGATAGCGGTCGAGCACTTAGTTGGCGATAAGCTACCAACGGCGTATATCCAGCAGATTCAGTGGCCATTACTTGTCACTGGCCGGAAGTTCTGCGACTTTGTATCTTACTTTCCTGGCTTGCCCACCCTGATTGTTAGGGTGGAGCGCGATGGAGTATTCCTTGCAAGACTGGAAGAGCAGTTGATCATATTCTGCGATATGCTCGATGAGATTTGTGAAACGATTAGGAGGAGGAAATGAGCATACTCATTAGAAACATGTATTGTGCTATACGAAAGCCAATTGGCGGACAAGAGTATTTTGATCAAGGAACCTTTGGCCCTACGGCTGAAGATGCGAAGCATCACGTTGATATGCAAGAAGAGTCTATACCGAACTGGGCAAGTGAACATCCACTAATGAGGATTGTACTTGTAAGCGTAATGGAAGAATTGGAGGAGGACAAATGCTAGTCACCGTCCTAGAGCTCGTAGCAAGAATTAATAGCCTACCTGCCGACTATGCCGAGCATGTACATTGCGGCAAGCCTGGTAATGCAGAGGTTGAATCATTTAGCAACCCGACGCAAGAGAAGCCGTACACCGTACATATCGAGAAGGCAGAGACGGAAGGAATGCGCAAAGTTGTGTGTACCTGTGAGGCGCGGACGCTGTGTGATCATATAACAGCCTTCTACGCGGTAGCCAAGGGCATCAAACCAGAGGGTTCTGAGGAGCCGCCTAAGACAGATAAGCCCAAGGACAAGAAAGGCAAGGAAACACCTCCTGAGGAGATCAAAGGCGAAGGAATGACGCCTGAGGAACTTGAACAGACAATCAAGGAATTCGCAGCGAGCCTCGAGAAAATAGCAGAGGCAGCAGAGGAATTCGCAGCAGCATTAGCAGGGCTTCAGAAATGAATAGCTGGCCTGGCCCAAAGAATGGTACGGCTTCCTGGGGTCTAAACAAGCCCTGGGACACGGCGAAAGAAAACAACAGGGTTCATTTACTCAAGCGGAAACGGTTGAGTCCCTGTGACCTCCTTGGACGTTGTGCGACTTTGTCGGGCTGCATGGGTTCGAGCACCCGTGGCCAGGTCAACTTTCTACTTGATTGTCTAGAGAAAGCGAAGAACATCGTATACGCACCGTTGATCGTAATCCCGTGCGAAATCAAAGAGAGGAGGGAGCATGACTAGGCATTACTGTGCCTCGCGGTCGGAACCTGGCTATCATAAAGACAAACAAGACCTTGACAGCATTAAGCAAATCCAAGCCGCCTTCCGTGAAGATATCATAAGCTACAATAACCAGGTAGGATATCGGATGAAGCATTGCATCCGTTGCGGGGTAGGTATAAAGCTAATGACGTACAAGATGTATGACAAACGGTATACGGATACCAGTTGTATATGTGGACGGTGTAACAAGGCAACGGGAGGATAACGTGAAGAGTAAATTAGCTTACTTCGGTTTCGTTCTAATCGGAAGCCTGTTGTGCATGGGCGTTCCGATAGTGATAGTTCGCCGTTGGATATAAGCAACAAGAACGACGGAGGTGGTTAGAATAGATAAATGGGGAGACAAGGGCAAGTACGAAGGGATCGACACTGACTCCCGTGCGGATTGGTCTCATGCGTTGTATCCGTTCCTGGCGCGTCCGATGAAGGTTGTGATTGTCCCACGTGTCAACAGGATGTGGAGAAGCAATCCCGATGGCTTAGCGGAGATCGTGAGTGGGACGTTCATTGGTTTCAAGCTTGACGGCTCAGCGGTGTTCCAGAATTCAGTAATTAGAGGGTCCATTGAGGAGGTAGAAGATGCACGTGGGATCCATCGAAAGTGAGCTTACAGCGGCGGGGCGTGTATACGCTTATCTCGCGCACCGTAGAGGTTCCTGGGTGGATTCATGGCGGTTGACGCTTGACACGCAAACAACGGCGATCTCGACGCGCATCTCAGAGATCCGTCACCAGCTGCCGCCAACCGAGGACGTTGAAGTCAACCAGATCGGGCGCAAGTTCTACTATCGCTTGGTCAAAGTGGTTCAGCCGGTAGGCGAACAACTAGCATTCAAGCTTCTCGCTAGGCAACTAAGGCCGTCGATAACAATTCCCGAGGATGTCGGATGGGTGTGAAGACTTTACCGTAAGGAGGTAGAAAATGTACGAAGGGTCTAGTGATCTAGGTGGCCTAGTCTCAGGATATGAGAACGTCAATAAAGATATTATTCGCGACGAAGAAGAGAAAGTAAAGGCAAGTAAATATGGAGTTGAGCGTTGTTCGTGTGGGCAACTGATCCCTAAAGGGCAAGGGGTGTGCAAGGTATGTTTTCGTGATTGGTTGCTTGGTTCCAAGGGAATGGACATCACCATCATATGATTAAGATAGGGCAACTGCGATACGGTAGATTCGGGAAGCGCGACGGGGACTTAATGTCATGCAGAGTAAGACTACCGCTTGCATGGGAGAGCAGTAGAATAATGACTGCCAAAGACACCGCTGCTGAGTTCGATTCCAGCCAGTTGCTCTTGACAAACACCGACAGATGTAGTACGATTCTAGTTGCGGGTGGGACCGAGGCTCATCCGATAAGGAGGCCGTCCGTGTGACGGTACTCACCCGCAACCTTACACACGGAGGTGTTTTGGAATGACTAGAAAAAGAGTTCCCCTCGAAGACCGATTCTGGTCTATGGTTAATAAACGCAAACCAAATGAATGTTGGCCTTGGACTGGATTCCTAGATCGTGATGGATACGGTAGGATTCGTAAGGGTGGACGCCAACCTAAACTAGGAGCCCACCGTATAGCGTGGCAACTAGCCCATGGAGCTATTCCAGATGGGCTTTGTGTACTTCATCATTGCGATAACCCTTTTTGCATGAATCCTAAACACCTGTTTCTTGGTACACATGCCGATAATGCTCAAGACAGGGACAATAAAGGTAGACAAGCAAAGGGAGACTCAATAAAATTGTTTGGAGAAAAGAATGGTCAAGCTAAACTCACAAGAGAAGATATATGGGCTATACGCAAGGATAAACGTAGTCAGTATGTCTTGGGACCGCTTTATGGCGTAGACCCCACACAGATAAGCCGAATCAGACGTGGTGTGCATTGGGGATGGTTACATAGCGAGGCATTAGGTGATAGTAATGCCTAAGCGGTTCACAGATTCCGAGAAATGGAAAGATCCTTGGTTCCACAAGCTCCCACCCACTAGCAAGCTCTTCTTCCTCTATCTTTGTGACCAATGTGACATAGCTGGCTTCTGGGAAATTGACATGGAGAGGGCAATTTTTGACACTGGACTCTCTACTAAGACTTTAGCAAGTGCTATGGAAGACTTAGAGAGCCGTTATGAAAGCAATGGAACCCATCTATGGATTAAGCGGTTTATTGAGTTTCAGGGTAACTATCCGTTCAATGAGAAGGTGGGAGTACATAAGGGAATCATACGTCTTTTGAAAGAGAGAGAAGAGTTCTCTAATAACATCACGCGTTTACTGAATGGTGAAGGGTTACCTAACTCTTATGAAGGACTTAACAAAGGGTTATTTAACCCTACAAGTAATAGTATAAGTAATAGTAAAGGTAATAGTAAAGGTCAAGGTCAAAAGATAACCCCACTAGTAGAGACAGAAGATCTCCTTGCCGCCAACCAAGTCATCGACTACCTAAATGAAAAAGCAAACACCCGCTTCCAACACAGCGTGCAATCGCAGAAGCATATCCGTGCGCGTCTGCAGGCTGGTGCAACAGTCGAAGACTGTTGTCTCATAATTGACCACAAGCTCAAGTGGCTACACGATGAGGACATGGCGGAATACCTACGTCCAATAACGCTCTTCAGCTCAAGCAAATTCGAAGGATATCTTACAGCAGCGATACGATGGGATCAGAACGGTAGACGACGAACAAAGGAAGAGAAACTAGCGCGCAATAAGGCGATAGCTAAAATGGGGTCGGCGCTATATGACACGCAACACAATGAGGCGCCGCCTGAAATGATAGAAGAAGCACTTGGAGATGGTGGCAATGGCAACGGCTAAGGGAATTGCAAAGATGAGCAAGATATTCGATCAAGCATACGAGAAGCCGATAGATGAAGAAGCCTATTCTTTGTGGTTAGAACTGTTTGAAGATGTTGACGATGAAGATTTACGTAAGGCGGCGATATGGTTGGCCAAGACTCGCGCACAGTATATGAGAGGGCTAGTAACGCCAGATGAAATCACTAGGGAGCTGCAAGACATGGGAATATACCCTCAACGACGCCAAGAAGACCCTGCGTTTGCAAAGGCAATGGCGCAACAGTTTCCCGTAGCGGAGGGGGAGGGAATCACGTTGGCTGAGTTCTGTAAAATGTACCCCGAAGTAGGACAAGCATTGAAGTCATATATGAGAGGAGGGAAGCGTGAAACTGTGGGGTCTACCAGTAATTGAGGATAATCTGCGGTATTTATCAGCTACACGATTGCCTACGGGCGCGGACATAACTCTTGCCGACCTTGGCTACTATGTTCTCAAAGCATACCGTATCGGAGAGCTAGACGATAAGGCGGTTTACCAATTTGAGGGCATAGATCATAGTCATGGTCAGCTGGCAATTGCAAGAGAATACGTAGGTAATCAGATAGTACTCTATCCGCTTAGTGAAGATGAGCGCAAGCGATGGGAAGGACAAAGGGAGGGAGCGATGATAACCAGGCAAGTGCATAGAGTTCCACGGAAGAAGGTAAACAAACTATGTGAGGCTTTGCACGACTTGCTTGGCCAATGGGATGGCCGAGATCCTGAGACGGACGGGCCGATTGACTTGGAGACGAACGGCGCTTGCGTGCGGAAGGCGCAGGCCGTGCTTGCGGAGGTGGAGTGATGTACTATATTTTACGAGGACATGAACCTATCTTGTGTGAGTCAATCGAAGAGTGGGGAAAGTGGTTTGAGAATAGTGACAAACGCCGTGTTGCAGAAGAGAAACATGGTGATATACGAGTGAGCACGGTGTTTCTTGGCCTAAATCATCGATATGGCAATGGTCCACCGCTTCTCTTTGAGACATTGATTTTTGGCGGAGCACATAATGAAGAGATGTGGCGTTATACGACATGGGATGAAGCCGTTGCGGGACACCAACATGCGTGTGGAATAGCATTTGCGGAAGTGGAGCGATGAGATACTGGCTTCGTGTCATTGACCAATGGATCGGCCATCACATGAGCGTGAAGCGATGGATCGTTATTTGGAAGCAATACTTTTTATTTACGAACGAAAAGGAGATGACATGACCCTAGCAGACATCGAATTAGACGCGATACTTATGAAAACAGCTCAGAAGAAAGAGCGTGATATATGGGAAGAGGCTATCCGGTCTGTGCGTTGTATGCTTCCTGACGATGCAGAGGACGTTGAATTAGAGGCACAGCGTATTCGCAACAGGCGATTAGCGGGCCTGCCCGTAATCGGGTCAACTGAGGAAGAGCGCTGGAAGTGGGAAGCCCGCGACGGAAATTAGATTGTAGTATAGTGAGGTGGAAGGTGAAGATGTTACGCAAGATTGATTTGTGGATTGGACGGCATATGGACGTCAAGCGATGGATCGTTCTATGGATGAGCCTTGTCGTTGCGTGTCATGGTCTGATGTGGACGGGCTGTTTCTGGATTGGTTTACAATCCTGGGTTGTGTACACGTTCTGTCCAATAGGTGTTATCCTTGGATCGATTATGGCATGGGGTAATCTTCGGAGGTTACGATGAATGAGGTGCATATTAAGATTATATTCAGCTATGATGCTAAGTGTGGTGAATATGTGTGGACGATAAAGGATGCCGAAGGAAACGTATTAGAGCGGCGGTGTCTGTGTGGTTCCTTACACTTTCTCGAAGGCGATAAAGTAGTGTTGGACTTAACCATAGAAGACGAAGATAGGGGATTCTTAGGTATAGTAGGGGCAATCTCAGAAGCATATATGGTGGCTGAGCGCGCGCGGGATTACCCCATGAGAGGAGACTGCGATGAATAAAATGATCGAGAGTGAACAGCGTGTTGGGACGGCTGCGCGTTTATTTGTTGATGCGACGACGAATGTTGCCTTAAATACTATTCAAGCGGAGAAAGAAAAGAGGTCTATACATCTTGCCCGTTGCCCTGAATGTGGAGGGAGACCAGATCCTGTTAGGTCTATAGACGGCGACACGTATGGCGTGATATGCTCTTCTTGTGGTGTTATGCTTGAGGGTTTTCGGACTCGTGCCGAAGCAGATGAAACGTGGAATCTTAATTATAAGAGCGAGGGGGAAGATGACTCGTAGTAAGGCGATCCGTGAGGAAGTCCTCAAACTCGATAACTACCACGGTCAGATATCCGGCTTCGACGGACGGGATCTTGGGGAGCGATCAAGGCTTGCCGTTCACCACGTCGATCCGTTAGGTGGTGGCGGTGAGGATACCGTCAAGAATGGGATCACCTTGCGCTCAGACATTCACATGCCATTCATTGAAGACAAGGCATTGACGATCGAGAAATGGGATCGCGACGCGGGGATCCTCGAAGTGATAGATCACCAGGGCGTTCTTATCGAGGAGCCCGGGCCGGTGCCACACGAAAAGTTATGGTTCCATCGAGCGCGGTTGAAGGAGGAAGGGGAGGTAATCACCACACGCCTGAGCGTATACGCACGGATAGAGCGTGACGTGGCACGGGACGCTTATCGTCTCAAGCACAGATTCCAGACGATCGATCCAGAGGTGTCGTTTTTAGAGTACCTTGCCTCGCGTGGCCTTGCCTCTGCGACACTGAACAACGCGGCGCTGCTGTATGCGAAGAGCCTGAAACTTGGCTTTGAGTGGAAGGACGGCGTGACGGCGACGGATTTCTGGCGACAACTAAAGGATGCTGGTCTGGTTAAGCAGCGAAAATATTGGCACGTGGCGTTCAAGCACGCGGGGATGCTGCGATTCTTGGTCAAGGTGAAGGCGATTAAGATCAGTCATTGCACGAGCGATGAGTTCGCAGATGCAGGGAAGGCTGGCTTTAAGGCCGGAAAACTGTTTCAAATAAAGGCTGTTAAGGGTAAACTATTAGGACCGGACGGGAGGCAGATATGACACACGATGAAGTAGTGGCATTGTCGGACGACGATCTACGGATCAAGGTAGAGGAACTTAGAGGTCGAATGCTATACGAGCAAACAAACGAAGCGCTTGAGTTCTTTCCGCCGTCGGATATTGGTGCTATGATGTGCATTATCTCTGGCAAGTTCATGGGAGTAGAGATTGATGGGCACATGGAGGCTGTCCCTAATTATCCTAATGACATCGCGGCGGCGTGGGAGTTGGTAGAATGGACGAAAACACACCGCGATATTCATCCAGAGCTATGGTATTGGTTCTGCAGACACATGTGCGAACTGTGCGGCTGGGAGGTTGAATATTTGCTTGAAGATTTGACGCCCCGCGCTATCGCCCATGCCTATGTTCTGGCAATGACACAGGAGGAATAGGAACGTGATATTTGAGGGGCTTCTGCGCTTATCTTACGATATGGCGATGCACTCAACGCTGGCATGGCAAGAGGCTTATATCACTTGTCTCAGACTTCCAGATAAGGTGCTGATTGATCGCTTGCGAAGGCTTGACTGGCAACAGTTTTCAGATGCTATTGAGAGGAGGTTGAGATGTTTTACTGCATACTAGGGCCGAAAGATGGAAAAGACTGTGAGTTTATGGATCGTAGTTCTGGCAGCGGTATGTGTAAACTCGCTACAGTGACGGCGGATATTACTCGTAGAGAAGGTCTCGCAGATCGTATATTTTGTCCTTCATACAAGGGGAGAGTCACGCGAAATGAACGGAAAACCAGCGAGATAGGTGGAATAACGATACAAGGATCTAGAAGCAAAGCCGCTCTAAAGGAGGGCAAATAAGATGGGCAAATTACGAACCGGAATACAAAGCCGAGTAATCAACCTTGGAGACACGGTAACTGATACCATCACTGGATTCACTGGTATTGTAGTAGGACGGGTTGAGTACCTAACCGGATGTATACAGTTTGAGGTACAGCCGAAAGGGCTCAAGGATGGAGTACCCATCAATCCTAAATGGATAGACGAGGTACGCCTAGGTATTCAAGAAGCCTCAGCTGGTGGGCCACACGACAATAGTCCTGTGCGTGTGACGCCGCCGCTCTAAGATGACAGAGAGGGAGATGAAACAAACGTACCGCTTCAGGGCGGGCTTTAGATATACTTTCGGATTCAACGAAAGATCAATTATGTCTGCGTGTGAGACAATACTCAGCGCCTATTTTCTGGCTCCCTACAAGCCGTACCCTGCGTTCTATCTCCCGAAGGGTGCATCAAAAGGTCTTGGTAAGGCTTGGGCAGAGGTACTATCCAAGGGAATCTCCCGTAGAAAGGAAATGGGGACATGAAACGAACTTACAGGTGTCCTAACTGTGGCGCCGTAAAGACGATCGATCAACAAGAGGCCGACGAGAGCCGTGTGCTTCAAGGTGAGATTCCAGCGTTCATCTGGTGCATGGCCTGTCCAGGAAAGACGCACCACTGGGAGCGCGTTCGGGCTTGGGGTGACGATGTGACCGATCGCAACCCGACGAAATACAGTATATTCGGAACGAAAGGGACCTATCCAGTATTCAATCGGAAGATGCGACGGACGCTGGAAAGGCGGGGGAGAAGGAGAGCGGATGAAGATTAGAGAAAAACTACAATTCATAAACTGCTTTCCTGAATGGATAGGATTGTATTTTACTCGACTGAATCCGGCAAAGACAGATATGGCATTGATTTACAAATGGTACTTTGGCTTCCTGTGGTTTGAAGTTAGGTGTTGGGCGGATAGGATAGTGGATGAAGAGAAGGGATTTGACATGAAAAAAGTAGGGGAGGAATAATGAACGCCAAGGAGAGAGCAAAGCGAGCATTAGATACGAAAAGGCCGCATCCGACCGACAAACATAGCGTCATGGTGGTGCCCAGTGATCTTGAGGGTATGGTTGATCCGGCAGGTATGCCTCGACGCACCAGGCATGACATGGTTGCGCGAGTATCTGAAGAAATCTATGGCGCTCAGCGCGAGGCAATAGAGAAGTGCGTGAAGTACATTGAGACAGAATGGATGGACGAACAAGGGATGATAATCGCTGTAGACGGGGAGGACTTCCTCAACGATGTCCGTAGCACCCTCATAGGAGATAACAATTGACGGGCTAGACGTGAAGGAATTGGAGACGTTATTGAAAGCAGTCGGGCGCAGTGAGACCAATAAGCGGGAATTCCTGCGGCTTGCGCGGCTGTCGAATGCCGGATATAGCGGGAAAGGGAGTATCAACCTGAGCCAGGGGAACGTCACTGATATGAAGTGGATGACTAGCTCGGAGGCTTTGAGCCGGTTGCTTGACTCGAAGAGAGGTTAAGGATGACATGGTGGGGTTGGATATTGGTTGGAATTGTTTGTTCGGTAATTGTAGTAGCAGTGGCAGCGTTTTATCTGCGTGAAGCATGGCTTACGATACTAGACGAGTGGCCGTTTAGCAAAAGGTATCATACCAGGAGAAGGAAGTAGGGGATATGCGTATATGGCACCACCACATAGTTTCGTAGGCGGCCATTTGGTGCAATATGATTATGCAGATAAGGTTTGGCGTTATCTTGATTACGGTATGGAGATAGAGCCTAAATACGTAGCCGTGGTCCTTGAACGCTTATCCGCGTTAGGTTTAGAGCCGAGGAGATGTAATGGCTGAGAAACACGCAGGAGGAAGCATGAAGTTTATAGGAGGGCCTCTAGATGGGAAAGAATACACCGGCGAAGTAACTGCATCAGTTCTTCGCTTTCCTATGTTTGGTAATAGGCGGCTGATAAGAGGCGGCGACCTGTTTGGTAGAGATATGATGACCACAGACGGTCTTGCTAAATTCAACGCAAGCGGCACCCCTCCGATTGACTTTGCAGAATACTCGGTTGTTGAAGGCTCGCTTGTTCATAAATTAACGGAGAGGTTCTATAAGTCTGAAGCATACGCAGATCAGGCGGTGGTATTATGAGCAAAGAGAAACTGAAACATGCAGGGGGCAGGCCTCGCAAGTTCGAGACGGTAGAAGAGATGCACACGGCAATCGGAGAATACTTTGAGAAGTGCGATGCGCGGATGGTCAAGGTTGTAGTAAACCAAGGTAACAAGAAGGTGTTGGCGAACGTACCAAAGCCTGAGCCGTACACCATTCAAGGGCTTGCCGTCTTCCTCGATCTTACGACAGAGGGCTTACGTGAATATGAGATGCGTGAGGAGTTTTCTGCGACTATAAAAAGGGCGAAGGCTGTTATTGAGGCGGATAAGGTATTACACATGCTCGATGGTGACGGGTACGGGGCAGGATATATCTTCGATCTTAAGAACAACTTTGGCTGGACAGATAGGCAAACAATCGAACACACTGGCAAAGACGGAGGCCCTATTGAGCACGAAGACCTCTCCGGTATGACGAACGAACAGTTGCGGGAGCGGTTGAGGATCATCCGTGGTGAGAAGGGAGAGAAGGATTAGGAGGAGGGAGAGATGCACTTGATATGTGTACTGGGTGGTTCTGGCGAGAGCTGTGAGTATTGGGTTGGAGGAAGATGTGAGCGTGGGGATATCCAAGCCAGAACCGAAGGCGCTATGAGAATATGTAGTGATTACGTTTGTAGGAGAGGGTCTATGTGCCGCTCCGTGGAAATACCCAAGCCCAAAGAGTCAACGTATTATGAGCTTGAATCAAAGTGGATGTTAGACCAGGTGACAGCAGGAACTATACTACACTGGCGATATGTTAGTTACTACAACGGCGCTCGTGGGCCTTGGTATAGCGTGAAGGCAAAGGCGGTCGAGGGAGGAGAGGCACACAAGGCTCTTTTGACTCGAAAGGAGAAGACGCCAGAGTTCCGGGTCGTAGAGGCCGCTCAGGAAGATGCTGTAAGAAAAGCGGGGGAAATCCTAGAATATGTAAAGGAGCTAAACTATCACCCAGCGGAGTTAGCAACAGATGCCGCGCGTGAGTTACTCAGACAATTGTTGAGATTGCAAAAGGAGACCCACTATCTTGCCAGCAGGGATTACGGTAGTCCACGGAGCCGAAACCCCATTTTATAGCCTAGAGAAGGATAGTCTGGAAAAGTGGAAACAGCGACGATAGAACAGACAACCCTACAGAATGAGGAGCGCCGCGTTCTAAGCGTTCTAGCCAAGCGCAGTCTGTCCAGCTTCTGCGAGTATGCCAGTAACGGGGCATGGAAGCACGCGGCACACTTGGACTACCTTTGCCGGAAGATCGAAGAGGTTGAACAGTGGATCAACGAGGAGCATGATGAACCCAAGCTACTAATGGTGATCATGCCTCCCAGACACGGCAAGAGCGAAGTTGTTTCGAGGAATACCCCTGCATGGTTCTTAGGACGTAACCCAGACAAAGAAATCATCCTCGCTTCCTATGGCGCGGAGCTCGCCACAGATATGAGCCGCGACGCAAGGCGGATCTTTAGAGATAACTGCTCTGAACTATTCGGCTTGGAGATGTCCGAGGAGTCTGCTGCTGTTGGGCGCTGGCATATCAAGGGGCATAAGGGAAGGATGCAAGCAACAGGGGCCGGTGGCGCTATTACTGGCCGTGGAGCAGACCTCGCAATCATAGATGATCCGGTCAAGAACATGGAAGAGGGGGAGAGTCCCGTTTACCAGCGCAAGCTCGCTGATTGGTTCAGGACGACACTCCTAACTCGCTTGGTTCCTGGCGGTGCTGTGATACTTGTGATGACCCGCTGGCACATGCAGGACCTTGGTGGCCGCCTATTAAAAGCGGCAAAGGCAACCGGCGTGGAATGGGAAGTTATCAAGTTCCCTGCAATCGCGCAAGAGGACGATGTTCTCGGGCGGAAGAAAGGTGATCCCCTGTGGCCGTGGCGGTTCAACAAGAAGACACTGGCGAAGATCAGAGCGGCGATCGGCGGGCGGTTCTGGAATGCGCTCTACCAAGGAGATCCAGAAGGCGATGTAGAGGGAGCCTTATGGAGACGGGAGACGATGATAGACCCTTATCGGGTGGCTATCGCGCCAGAGCTCGAGGAGATTGCCCTCGGTATTGACCCGTCTGGTGGTAGCGCAGAGTCGAACGATGAAGTAGGAATGATCTTAGGAGGGCGCGGCGTGGATGGTAGGGGATACGTGCTGGCGGATATATCTGGACGTTATACGGCGAGCCCAAACGCCTGGGCAAAGGAAGCGATTCTCACGTGCATCGAATGGAAGGCAAATCGGATTGTTGCTGAAAAGAACTTTGGCGGTGATATGGTATTAGCCGTGATCCTGGGGACGAAAGTAACAGTACGAGAGGAGTGTCCTAAATGTCATGGCGGTGACGAAAAGGAAGAGTGCGAAATATGTGGCGGCGCTGGGGAAGTGGACGTGGAGCATAGTGGTGGGGAGTTCATGTCGGCGGAGGATCTGGTGAATGCCTCACAAGCCAAACATATCAGGGCAGAGCCTATCGCTAACCTATGCTCTCAAGGAGAGATTAGCCACGTGGGAGAACTATCGGAGCTCGAACATGAGCAGTGTACGTGGATAGCCCAAGGTCCGAAGCGGTCACGGTGGTCGCCAAACCGGATGGATGCTTACGTGTGGGTGATGATAAAGCTGATGGTCGGTAGCCTCTTTGTTGGCGTTACGAGCTTGGAATGGCCGGAATAGAGGAGGTGAGGCGTGAAGGAGAAGCGGTGTATTGGGTGCGGGACTATGATACCGCGTAATGCGCGGAGAAAGGGCTGGACGATTGTAATGATGTATCAACCTGGAAAGGGAACCCGTTGGTATCGAAACTGTGGGTGCCTATCAAGGCATGATTTTTATGACCTCTTGGATTGGCTCTTTGAAACCAACCGCGATTATACCTCTGAGAAGTGGGATGAATGAAGTGCGAGCTTGGAATGGCCGGAATGGCCGCCTTGACTTGATGGGGGGGATATGATATAGTGAGCTAAGAGTGAGATAGCGCATAGTAACGGCTAACGCCGTTCGACTTGGCATCTCTCGGGAAACTGGGAGATGTCTCTGTTTTTGGGGGTGGTGAATGGGATTAGGGAGCACAGTTGCCAACCTTGTTATGCAATGGGCGGCAAAGCGCAGCAAGTGGGATACATTCACGCCTCGCTTAGGTAATCCGTGGATGGCTGGGCAGGCTATCTTCCCTGAATGGTCAACCGAGAAAGCGGTAAAAGAAGGCTATAAAGCTAGCTATATTTACTATACCGTAGCATCTGATATAGCAGACTGTATACGCTCCGTGCCGTGGGTGGTCAAGCGCAAGACAAAGACTGGCTCGGACCTTGTTGATAGTCACCCGCTCATGGAGATGCTACGAAGTCCGAACTCTGAAACCACCTGGGGGGCACTTAGTGAAGCGTGGGATCTGTTCAAGTCTATTGATGGGGACGCCTATGGGCATTTCGTACAGATCGCAGATGAGATGAAGATTTGGCTCCTACGTAACGACCGCGTGAGAATAGTTCCTGATAAACGCGGACACATTGAGTCCTATAAATATACTCTAGGAGGAGAGTCTGAGCATTTCCCGCCCGAGGAGATCCTACACTTTAAGTTCTTCGACCCTAGCTCTGACTACTACGGGCTGGCTCCTCTACAGGCTGGAGCACCGATCATTGACACTCTAAATGCGAGCATTAAGTGGAATAGGGTAGCGATAGGTAGGCGCGCTATCAAAGATATGATCCTCGCTCCTGAGAAAGGCGTGAATATGAGTGGAACGCAGTATGAAGATTGGATTAAACATATAAACAAGCAAATCCACGGCCCTGAGAATGCCCACGGGCTGCTCATCAATTCGTTTGGTGTACAAATGGCGGAAATGTCACGCACTCCCATTGAGATGGATTTTATAAAGTCTGCGGGGTTCTACGAGGCGGCGGCGTGCAAGATCCTCCATGTGCATCCCGAGGCAATCGGAGCACTAGGGGCGACGTTTGAAAATAAGGAATGGGCTATCCGCGATAAGTGGCAAGGTCCGGTTGAATCAAGGTTGTCTGAGATGCGCGCGGTATTTAACCACAAGTTCCGACCTCTGTTTGGCACAGCCGATCCTAAGCTAGCAGCACCAGGTGATTTGTTCATGGACTACGACCTAACGAATACACCAGGGGCAAATGCGGCACAGAAGGAAGGGCTTGATCGAGCAGTGAAGGCATGGAAGTGCGGCGTACCGTGGGATGTAGCTGATGAGAAGTTTGGTGTCGGTATCGGGCCGGTTCCTGGCGGTGACGTGGGTTACCTTCCAGTGAATGTTCTTCCAGCGGGGACACCTCCAAGTAAAGGCCGGTCAAGCCGGTCGTTCAACTTGGAAACCAAGGAACAGTTTGCAGCGCACTGGCGGGCAGTTGACCGTCGTAAGCAGGGATGGGAGCGCGGCGTTGCGCTAAAGGTCGCTCAGGAATTCAGGCTTGAACGTGAGGCAGTAGTAAAGGCGATCAAGGCGGGGCACGTCGATGTCGATTATGTGGTAGACGCACGAGCTCCCTCATGGTTGAAATTGGTCACGGCTGTTATGAGAGCCGTCATCGAAGACTTTGGCGGTCAAGTGGCAGATGATCTCAATGGTGGGGCCACAGAGGTAGGCCCCAGCTCGGAAAAGGCAATAGCGGGCCTCTCAGAAGATTTGGAGGCTCGACAAGGCTACGAATTTGATCCGTGGAATGATCTGATTAAAAAGTGGGTCACTACTAAGACAGCGGAGGACGTTGTAGAGATTGGCATAACGACCAAGAAGGCGATTCGCAAGGTAGTCCTTGCCAGCCTCAAAGCGGGCGAATCATCGGTGAAGATCGCCAAACAGATTGAGGGAGTCTATCGGCGCTGGGAGAAGGTTGAAGGCCTAATAGATCCAACGACAAAAAAGCCGGTCGTTGCACGAGCGATGATGATTGCGCGAACCGAGGTGCACACGGCGACTGGATTCGGGATGCACGAGTCGGCGCGACAGTCGGGCGTGGCAAAAAAGAAGGCGTGGCTGTCTGCGATGGACCCACCGAGGGCGCGAGAGATGCACATGGAGATAAGCGGGATCTGGATTCCGTTCGATGAGCCATACGTAATGGCTGATGGAGCGGAAATGCAGCATCCAGGTGACGGACCAGCGGATCACGTTATAGGCTGCCGTTGCACAGAAATGTATAGAGGTTCATAGGGAGAGGTGAGCGGAATGAGTAACAGGCGATTTTGGGAGTCTTCACACTACGATAGCGATCACGACATTGGTACTCCGATCAGCATTGCTATAACGACACCGGCAACGGGTAGCTATCGTCTAGGGTGCGAACTGGCTTGCGACAATGGGGTAGTGTTGCAGTGGTATGAGGGCGTGACGATCGGCGCGGCTGGGACAGCGATGGTGTGGCGGAACGTGATCAGATCAGACAGCGCCGAGGATGAGACACATGCAGTATTGATTGAGCAAGGTGGAACGTATACGGGTGGAACGCTGATCCGGCAGCGGATGGGCGCATGGTCGTATACCGATCCGTCTGAGCCTCCTCCTCCGTTTACGCTGAAGCAGAGTACGACTTACCTGGTGGTTGCCACGTCGCTTGCAGACAACAATGACACGACGCTAATTATGCGGCTGTCGAAGCGAAGGTGATGGCGATGGATAGACTACAGGCGATTCACAATTTTGAGCTGAGGGAGCTTGATGAAAAGGGCCGGTTCAGCGGCTATGCCTCAGTGTTCGGGGTCCTCGATACGTATGGAACAGTGTTTGATAAGGGGGCATTCAAAAAGACGATCAAGGATCACAAAGGCGTCTTTCCATTAACCTGGATGCACAACGCGACTGTACCTATAGGAATGGCGAATGTTGAAGAGGATAGTCACGGTCTGTTCGTCAAGGAAGGGCAGCTTGATCTTGACGTTGAGAAAGGGCGCGACGTATATAGCGGAATGATGAAGAAGTATATCACGCAGATGAGCCATAGCTTTCATTCCTTGAAGGAGTTGATTATTGAGGAGAACGACAAGAAGATTCCGCACTTCAAGGAAGTCCGTTTATATGAGATTGCACCAGTGACTACTAACTTTGCCTCAAATGAGGAGGCGTTGATCGGTGAGGTAAGGATGCAGGAGGAGCGTGGCGTGATCTCATCGAATCTTCCGCTTGGAGATCGCAAGAAGAAGTGGGATAAGGCCGCTGCGGAAAAGCGCGTGAGGGCATGGGCCGGAGCAGGAGATGAACCGAACGCGAAGTACCGAAAGGCGTTTTTGTGGTACGACGGGGAGAATGCAGACAAGTTCGGTGCTTACAAGTTGATGATCGGTGATGTGATTGGTGGGACTTTGAAGGCGATGCCGCGAGCGATCTTTGCTGTGGCGGTTGTTCTCCAAGGCGGACGCGGCGGGGTGAATATCCCTGCCTCTGATAAGGTGAAAGTCAAGACAATTATAACGAAGTATTATCACAAGATGGATGAGAAGGCCCCTTGGGAGTCGAAAACGATTTATATTCCTGTGGGGATGGCATTTCAGATGGGACGTTTATCAGCACTCCTCAGAGAGCCGCCCGTTGGCACTCTCGTAGGGGAGCCGCGACGCAAGCCGGGCGACCACTTGCGAGAAGTCCAAGAACAAATCACCCGTATAGAACGGGTACTAAAAGGCGGTGAATCATGAGAAGCAGATTGTGGAGATTGTTAATGGGGATTCTGTTGCTCCCGATCTTCCCTATTATTGCTGTGGAAGGTGATGGAGACAACGATGACGAAGGTGGGGTAACTGTGCCTGAGATGGAAAAGCTAACGCTTTCTATTAAGGGGATAGCGGATAGCATCGAAGGGTTGCCTGAGACTGTGAAAGAGGAAGTCGACCGACGCATGAAGGAGATAGCTGGGGACGTAAAGGCGTTCAAGGAAGAGCGTGATGAAAAGATTGTCGCGCTTGAGAAACGGCTATCTACCGCGATGGAAAAGCAAGCCGCGCCAAGGCTGGGCGGTGACACAGAGACCGAAGAAGACTATGGCTACGGCAACGAGGCGGGCGGCTTCGATGATATGATTGCCGAAGTTCGTGCGGCTGGCCAGCCAGGAGGAACGCCGGAGCGTCTCCTCAAGATGCACAAAGGCGAGATAGAGCGGCGCGATCTATCGACGCTTACCGGCTCGGATGGTGGGTTCTGGATGCGCCCGCAGTTCTCGGCGCAGTTGCTACAAATTCCACCGGATCAACAGTGGCTTTCGTCCTTAGTGCGGATGCTTCCTAGGACCGATCCGCCAAACGCAGACTTCGTTTTCAATGCGTTCGATCAAGCTGGATCAAAGGGTATCTTTGGCGGGGTTGCGGTCTACTCTGCAAAAGAGTTGGCGACGCTCACAAAGACTGCGACGCCCAAAATCTTACAAGTGAGACTGAAGCCTGAGAAAGTTGGCGTGTACTGGCTCGTATCTGAAGAGTCACAGGCAAATGCGCCACAGATGGGCTCGCTCATGCAGCCGCTCGTCAACGGTGCAATCCTATCCTACAGGGATGACAAGATTCAAACAGGGACAGGCGCAGGCGAGTTCCTTGGCTTCGCAGATAGTCCGGCAATGATTCAAATTTCCCGTAGCGTGGCGGATGAAGTCAACTATGAGGATCTAACCTACATGTTGGCAAGAGCGATGTCGAATGGCGGTGGGCGGTTCGTGTGGGTATGTCAAAAGGTCACGATGCTTCCACAACTGATGACGATGACCGATGGTAGTGGAAAGCTCATCTGGGCGGATAACGCGCGGGAGGGAATCCCTGCTCCGACCCTGGCGGGCATCCCGATCTTCTTCAATGAAATCTCGCCGACGCTTGGAACGACGGGTGATCTGCGGTTGATCAACCTCGAATACTACCTTGTGAAACCTGGAATGGGCGTAACGCTCAAGTCCGACAGTACTTACGCGAACTTCCTGATCGGTAATGAGACAATCAGGGTCGTGTACTATGAGGATGGTAAGCCGTGGCTCACGGAACCTCTCACGTTGAGGGATGGCACTAATACGGTGAGCCCGTTCATTGAACTTGTGTAGTGGAACATGGGACTTGATAGGCTGGGTCCAATTGTGCGCACTCAGCCCGCTTGTAAAGCGCCGGAATTGACCGGTTGGGATGGTCCTCAAGTCCCTTGCATAGAGAGAAGTCAATCTGCCATAGGCAGAAAGGAGAACTAATATGCACGACATAGCAGAAGCAACAAAAGTGGATTGCGCAGTATATCCACAGGTAGGGGCTACAAGCCTCACTGGTGAATGGTTTAGCATGGAGAAATACGCAAAGGCGCTCTTCATTGCACAGGTGTGGGGGCAGCATGACGGTGATGATTGTACATTCGCTGTCTACGAAGCAACCAATGCAGAAGGCGATGACGAATCCCAACTTGGCGCGACGATCACAATGGCGCAAGGTATTAAGATCACAATGTGCACCGTGACCTTTGCATCGATTGACGTTGATGACACAGTTATCATTACACCGTATACGTTTGTGAATGGTGTGATGACAGTGGGTACAGCATTGACGTTCACTGCGAAAGCGGCAGAGTCGCTGGCAAATCGGCAGTTCGACCAGAGCGGTACAGATACCGAAACGGCGACTTCGTTTGCGGCGTGTATCAACGACGCAACTTACGGGGTGCCCGGTGTGCTGGCAACAGCAGCCGTAGCAGTTGTCACCTTGACGATGGACGAGCCTGGTGACGGGACGTTCACAATCGTTGAATCCGACACAGCCAAGTCTGCTGTAGAGGACTATATACAGCAAGCGCATTTCGAGGTTGCGGTTCAGGATCTTGACCGAGACGACAACTTCACTCACATTGGCGGTCGGTTTGCGAGCGTTGAAACGGATGTACGCACTTCTTGTCAGTTGATCCGTGCGGTCGCTGGTTACTTGCCGGTTGGGCAGGTTTCAGCATATAGCGACGATGCAAGCTAGGAGGGATCATGCGTAGGCTAAGACCACACAGTGTTCGCAACGTTGGTGGTCCTGCTCCGTGGGCGCCAGAGACGGTTGGCTCGATCTCCGAGCTCATTGAATATACGGATGTGGTAGACAATGCGGCGTCGGTCCTTATAGGGACCATCCCCGCAGGAGCACGCTATCTGATGGCTGATATTAAGGTCATTACAGCGTTCAACTCTGGCGGTGCTGACGATGCTATTGTCGTTGGTATTGTTGGAGATACAGACTACCTCATTGAAAAGGGACATCCAGACGTTGCGGATAGCGTAACTGAGGGGGAGCTTTTGGACTGGACGCCTACAGCGGATCAGCTCATTTACGCAACCCACTCAAGTTCTGGAACGGCTCCCACAACGGGAAAGGCGATTGTAACTGTTAGATTCAAGCAACCACTTTAGGAGGTGGTGAGAATGAAGAAAGTATTTGTATTGATGCTTGCCGTCCTCCTTCTGGGGACGGTTGGAGTGACGCAGACTAAAATCTTCGATACTGTTATTATCGAAGGACCGCTTACCCTTACAGGGACGAGCGTAGTGTCATTCACTGGCTTAACGTTCGCGCTAGATTTTAGCTCTACTGTGTTAATCGACGGAGCAGCGTCGGTTGACCTTACGAGCGCGGGACACGTTGATCTCGAATCGGCAGACATCCGACTTGGACTTGATGCGGATGACTACATGAAGCTCGTCACGACCAACAGTACAGCGGATCTGTCTATCTCTCATCCGGGGAATACTGGGGCATTGATAACATGGACCGCTGGCGGTTGGACACTCACGGGCAACTTTGCAACTGATGGTACAACGGCGCAGTTGGATGGAAGCACGTCCGTTAAGCTCGTAAGTAATACGCTTGCGGGTGTAGAGTGCGGTGATATTCGACTGGGTTATGATGCCAGTGATTATATGAAGATCGCTGTTGCTACTGGAACTGGAGACGTAACTATTACCCATACCGGTACAAACAAAGCCGTAAGCTGGACCGCTGCTGGCGGATTTAGCTGGGCGGGTGAGTTTGCAATGAATACCAATAAGATCACTGGTGCAGGAGATCCAACAGCAGCGCAGGATTTAGCAACAAAAGCCTACGTTGACGCCACAGCGCAAGGGTTGAAGGTTCATGCGGCTGTCGCGTGTGCTACTACTGCGAACATCTCATTGTCGGCAGAGCAAACACTGGACGGTATCCTGACATCAACCGACAGGGTTCTAGTAAAGGATCAAACGGCCCCCGCAGAGAACGGTATCTATGTCAGTGCTGGAGGTGCTTGGGTAAGAGCCGGTGACATGGACGTGTCCACAGAGGTAGCAGGATCATTCGTTTTCGTGTCTGATGGGACAACCCTCGGATGCACCGGATGGACCTGTACTATCGAACCAGAAGACTTCACACTTGGCACGACTGCAATGCCTTGGAGTCAATTCTCCGATGCTGGATATATTACGGCAAGCGGTGGGTTGACAAAGACGGGTAATAACGTTGCCCCTGATGGCAACCTGGCAGACCTTAATACGTCTGGCGAGGTTTCAGGTGATAACTACGTCCTTGCCAGTACAGGCGCGGGTGTGGTTGTCTGGGAAACGGGCGATACTCTTCGCACGTCTCTTGGTTTGGCTATTAGTACGAATGTTCAAGCCTGGGACACGGATCTAGATACCTGGGCGACACTAACACCGACCGCTGATGCACAAACACTCGTTGAATCAACAAATTTCCTATCGATGACTCAGGATCTAAGTGTCGAGATAGGCGTAGACGTCCAAGCGTGGGATACACAGCTAGATGATATCGCGGCCTTGGTTCAGTCAGATTCCTACATTATTGTTGGCGATGATTCAAACTGGGTACAGGAAACTGGAGCTACGGCTAGAAGTTCGCTCGGGGTTGCCATCGATTCTGATGTGCAAGCATACAGCGCGGATCTTGGCACAATTGCAACAGCGGCGTCAACTGCTACTAATGAGGGTGTGGTATTCATCAGTCAGTTTGCCATTGCCCATACGCAGACGGATAGTTACACGGTCTGCATAGTTCCGGCAAATGCCGATGTGACCAAAGTCGAGATCGCTACCACCACAGCCTTCACCGGTGGGTCTGCGACTACGATTGATGTTGGTTACGTCGGTACGCTTGAAGCTTACGCTAGCGATCTTGACATTCGCTCCGCGGGCTTTGCGGACTGTGACGTGTTTAGCAATCTAGGCGACGTTGGTGCATCTGACGTAACGATGAAGGCGCAGATCGCAACCGATGATAGCGCGGGCGCGTGTATAGTCTATATTTACTGGACGATGGGCACGCCTGGAACTCCATAATAATAGAGGAGTGTTATGACCCAGAAACGTGTTTTGACCTTCGTCCTGGCTATCATGCTAGGCGTTGGCTGTGGATTCGGGGGTGTATGGATGGGGGAACAGAGTATCCCCTATCCAGAACCCACTACTACAATTACAGTTGACGGGGATGCTCTTCGGGCAGCCCTGCTAGACGCATCATTGACCAACACGAAAGCGTGGATAGCCCGTAACTACATTCTAGATCGAGAAGCGGAGGCCCATGAAACCACTGGTGATTAGTCTAGTTATCATTCTAGGTATTAGCTGCGGGTTGATTGGTACTTGGCTGGCAACCCCGTCGTATGGAATAACGTTTTACACATACAGCTGGGCAACCATTCAGGATATGAACGATCCCGCGACTGGAGCATGTTTGTTTCCGGCAGATACGGTACAAGGCCAAAGTGTGAGTGTGGGACTATGAAGATCGAGCTTACAAAAGACAGGAAGATTAAGGGCAAGCCTCGCGAAGCAGGCGAAACCATCACTGTCCAGAAGGACCTTGGCGAACGGCTGATTAGTAACGGCTTGGCGAACAGGATAATTGGCGAACAAGAGAATCGGGTGGCCTTGGAGGACCAGGGCCACCGCCGGTTCAGTGGTCACAAAATCTTTAGGGGTGACCCATGAGTATAGTGGCCTGCAGAGTCAACAAAGATAACTATGAGATCGCCGCTGATTCGATCACTGTACGTGGATACACACAAGAAAAAGGTGATCGGACTAAACATTCGAAGCTTTGGGAGTCTAATGGTTTGATTGTTGGCGGGGTTGGATTTTGCGAAGAGCTAGGATTATTGCAATTCTTTGCCGGTACACATCAACTTGCAGCAGCAACGGAAGGAGCTTTACTAGAGTTTCTTGTGGAGTTTTCAGCGTGGAAAAAGCGAAAGATCAATAAACCAGAGCTGGAAAATTCCTATCTTATGGGTATAGAAGACATTATTTTGTATGTAAATCAATGGCACATTACACGTGTCTCTACATTTGAGGCAATCGGAGCTGGAGAGGACTTTGCGCTTGCGGCGTTACACCTTGGGCACAGTGCAGAAGAAGCAGTGCGTGTGGCGACTGAACTAAGTATCTATTGTGAAACACCAATTCAGGTTAAGCGGAGAACTTTCAAAGGAGAGGGTAAAGGAGTAGCCGATGCCTAATGGCCCTGTCTACACGAACCTAGAATGGGAAGAAGAGGGCGAAGAGGTAACTCTCAAAATCCTCACTAAGGCGTATTGCAATGTCGATGGGACGGATTATGATACGTTGCTTGAAGCTCTATTCGACGCGGCGAAGCGCAAGGCCGACGAATATCTTAACAATCCATTCGAGGTACTTAACCCTACCATCGTGTTCTCAGGCGTTGAGGAGAATGATTACATCACTGTCAACGGGCGATCCTATACGGTTGCTGACGCGTTAGATGAGGATGAACTATACTTTGCACTTGGGGATACCGATTCAGATACAGCGGACAACTTTTGCTCATTAGTGAACTCGACTACGCTTGGCGGCTCTTATGGGGCCGTTGGCGTGGTTGGGGTAACAGCGACCAACAAGGAAGGTACGGTTACCTTGACGCGGCGTTATCCCTATCCTGGCAACAAGCTCATTGAGGTTGCAAGTTCAGATGAGGATAAGCTCCTCGTTAGGCAAGTGAGGACATCGGTCACGATCCCAGAGGATGTAGAACAGTGGATCATGCAGCGCGTCAAGCGTCACTTTGACAACCGAGATGCGCTTCTCTCGGAGAACATTACCGGAAAAAGTGTCAAGACGTGGATCTCGATGAAGTCGGAAGAAGCGGGGATGGTTGACAATTTTGACCTCCTTTCGCACTACATATTGTTACCGGGACTATAAGGATTATGTGGTGATCTAAGTGCGCGACCGTATACGGATAGAGACTGGATCGAAAGTACCTTCGCCGGCGGGCGGGACTGTATGGACACCCGTATCGTCCATTACCCGCTGCGCTGAGGCAGTGTCGGTTTCTGCTGCGGCCCGTGAGCGTTATCAATCGATTGACAAGGTAATCGAGTATGAATTCCAGTTTCGCGGTAGACCGACGATCACCATGCAGGGAACACGGTTTGTATGGGTAACCAACGGGCACCCGAACGTGCTCAAGATTTACGTTCCGGTAGCCCCAGCGGAGAATAGGGATGGAGTTGGACGATATACAACGGTGCTTGTGAGTGGTACGGGGGAGGTTGCAGATGAGTAAGGTGTTTGTCTCCTATCTTCCGGTGATATTACCGATGATCGAGGTTGCATCCCGTAAGGCGTTACTTGCCGCCTGCAACGAAGGGCGTAACCAGGTAGACAAGAACCTATCAGGGTTACGCACTGGCCGGACGTATAAGGTGCCAGAAACACAACGGACTTACATAGCATCAGCGCCAGGTGAGTATCCGGCGGTGCGGCTTGGCGATCTTAAAGGAAGCGTCCGCGCAGTCGTCAAAGGCGATAAGGGATACATCGGCTCTGATGAGGAATATGCGTTGCCACTTGAGAAGAAGGCGTCGAGTAAAGGTGGGCGTCCGTGGCTCAAGCCGTCCTTGGATCAAGCGAGACCAAAAATGTTACGTGAGCTTGCTAAGAGGTGGTTCTAATGCCGCTTGAGACGGGACAGGCAACAAGGAAGTCTATCGCTACTCGCATTACGACCGATGAGACGATGATAAGCGTATTCAGCCACGACAGTCTTGTATGGTTATACGATATCGAGGCAGACAGTAATCCTGGTATGCCCTATATGGTGGATCGGCTTATGGTCAACGGTATCTTCGTTGGCACACACGACTACTACTTGGATCTGTACGATTATAACCTTGATGGCAACCCTGCTCGTATAGGGTTGGCTTTAGACCAGCTGAAGATTCTATTGCACGGATGGCAGATAACAACTGCTGAGGATGAAATTGGTGGCGGCGTAATGGAAGCACGGGATTATGGGTGGGGATGGATACCCACGGGCGATTCAAAGGTTATGCACTACGCGACTCACTGGGCTGTACGGTTCGGAGCGACGCGCGATATAACAAATATCTTAGGTTAAGGAGTGATTCAGAATGGGAACGCACAGAGCAGGAATAACCGCTGCGGCGGTGAACAAGTATTTACGGGGTGGAGGCCCTTTGTATAAGGACTTCACGGACTTAGACAATCCAGGCACGCTCCTTGGTGAAACGAAGGGTGGATCGAGCTTCTCTTATGGGTTGAGCTTCCACGACGTTGAGCCGGACGGGGCGATGGGGCTTATCGTCGGACATAGGCAGATCGACAAGATTATACCGACGCTCGCGGTGAGTCTACTGCAGCATTCAGTAAATCACTATCTGTGGCACCTTCCTGGTGCGAATAGCGATGATCAAGCACCGACGGGAGTCAAGGGCGAATACATTGGGGTTGGAACCGAGGTCGATGTTGGTGTTGCCCCTGCGGGAACACCGGACATTGATGAGAGTACGCTTGAGGTATGGCGAACGCCTGCGGCGTTGGGTTCGGGGGTGAAGTTGACACTTGCCACAGACTACAACATAGTCGATCAAATCACCTTGGCATCGGTTGCGAATGGTGACACGGTAACGATTGGCGGGGTGGAGTTTACCGCTCACACTGATACGACGACCCCTGCAGATCGGGAATTTGCTATCGATGGAACTGACACGGAAGACGCTGTTGAGCTAGTTTCACTTATCAACAATGCGACCTATGGAGTAACAGGAGTCACGGCTACCTCAGCATTAGGCGTTGTCTCCCTTTCACGGGCAACTTCAGGGACGAAGAATACTATCACTCAGACTGGCGACACTATGACGATGGCATATCAAGTTGTTCTTGCTACCGCGGGTGGTGCTGTTCTTGATGGTGACTTCATCACCGTATTCTACGTCTACGATGCGACGGCCTCGGATGACACGTTTACGATCATCAAGCCAGGGCAGATCGCGGCGGCGGACCACCTAACAAATATCGCACTGTTGTGCGAGGTATCAGAGGTGGGCCAGACCTATCCGATCATCTTCATCATTAAGAATCCATTGAGCGAGCCTGATACGATTGAGATTCCAGGTGAACGGCTTGGTGAGACATTACTCAAGACAACCTGGAAGGGCTACTTTGATCCAGCGGACGGGCTTGACCTAGCGAACGCTCCGGTTGAGCTTTGGGTTCCGTATGGAATATAGGGGGATAGATGACTGAGAAAGAAACGAGCGGCGCGGGGCCTATGACCTGGGTCCCGCCCGTGCTAGACATTGTGGGTGTAGAGCGTAAGGTAAGTCGGCTTGGGCTTCCGCAGATTGGATATCTGGCAAAGATTTACGCTGCCGCTTCATCCCTTGCGAACCGTGCTGCCATGCTACAAGCGATCAACGATCCTACGATACTTGGAACGTTTTTGATCGATGCCTGTGTTGTAGCCTTCGATGAAGTTGTGGAACTACTTGCCAGCGTGATCGGTATGGATCCTGGCGTGTCTGAGAAAAGAATGGCGAAGCTCCGCGAGGAGCATGACCGCCGTAATGCGCAGCGTGTTGAACGAGGAGAGGATGCTTTCCCGTGGGTTCCACTTAGTAACGAGGGTACGATCCGCGACCCGAACACATTTCCGCTTGACGCTATTGTAGACCTCATTGAGGCTGTCATTACACATGATGACGTGATTGCTTTTTTCGACAAGTTCAAACGGATGGCGAAAGGCCCAGCCCTGGAGAAGCTGATACAGGGTTTGAAAGGGCGATCGACCGGATCGAAGAAAGGTACGGGTGGACGGACGAAGAAGTCCTAGCGTTACCGTACTCGCGGCTCTTACAGCTAATACGGGTAACACGAGAGGCTGTCAGAAGTGACCGCCAACGGGAAGCAATATGGAGTTACAGAGCAAGCCCGCCAACAGTAGGCGAAGGGGAAAACAGAACGGTAGTGCCGCTCAATAATTGGCTTGTGCAGCTTGGGCTTGGTGAGGAAGTAGAAGAGAAGGGGCGCACGTTGACCGACGAAGACATCAAGCGAGCATTCTCGCGGGGTGTAAGGAAGATAGCGGTGCTTCCACCAGGGATGAAGATTAAGGAGAAGTAAGGTGGTTCAAAATCGAAATCTTTAGATTATTCGGCACAATTCAAGTAAATAAGGCCAAGGCGATCGCTGACCTGAAGGCCGTCTCTGCGGCGGGTCAGACGCAAGGTAATAAGCTGACGAGCATTTTCAAGGCAGTTGGAAAGGCCGCCATTGCTGGGTTCGCTATCGTTGCCGCTGCTGGCGCGGGGATCTTCGTTGCTGCGATCAAAAAGGCTGCTGATTACGAACTCGCTATGGCAAAGGTTCGGGCGATTACCGGGGCCTCAGCGGATGAGTTTGCTGACTTAACCAGAAAAGCCAAAGAGCTCGGTCTTGAAACCGCACAGACCATGACCGATATCGCGGCGGGCATGGAAGCATTCGGGCGGGCTGGATTCAGTGCAACAGAGATTATCAGCGCGATGGATGGTGCAGTAGCTCTCGCTGAGTCACAGGTGATGGACCTTGGTGAGGCTGTAGGTATCACAGCAAACATCCTGCGAGGGATGAGGCTTGAGGCGTCGGAGTCGGAGCGTGTCGTCAATGCGCTTGCAGCGGCGGCCTCATCGTCTAATACAACGGTTGGTTCGCTTGCTGAGTCGATGAAATATCTGGCGCCGATAATGGCTGACCTGAACATTCCACTCGAAGAAGGGTTGGCAATCATCGGCAAGCTGGGCGACGCAGGCCTGACAGGGACGATGGCTACCCGTGCTCTTGCAACTGCTTTTACACGACTTGCCGATCCAACGTCAGACATGAAAAAGGCGATGGAAGAACTCAATATTGAGTTCTTTGATGCTCGAGGGAACTTTATCGGTTTAACTCCGATGATTGCTCTGCTTGAGGATCGCTTCGCAGGCTTAACTCAAGAGCAACGATCGGCAGCCATTTCTACTCTGTTTGGAGCGGAGGCCCTAAAGCACTTCTCAATCCTGTTGGGTGTTGGGGCCGAAGACATTACCGCGTATACAGATAAGATAACAGGAACAACGAAGGCGTTCGACCAACAAGCCGAGATGCTGAACACGCTTTCAGGTCAGTGGCAGATTCTCAAAGGGTCGGTCGAGCTGTTGCTGGTAACAATCGGAATAGACATGATGCCGATTCTCAAGACTTTTCTAAAGGACCGCATTATCCCCATAGTCAACAATATGACTTCTTGGATCGAGAAGATGGGGGGATTGAAGGGTATCTTTGCCGCGCTGAAGGGCAAGGTCAGGGATTGGGCAAGAGAGCACGAGCTGTTGATCTCAGCGTTCGTCAGGGGCAAGGATGCGGTGGTGAGGCTGTGGCACACGGTGGTGGATGCATTCCGCACCATAGTCACAACGCTTGGATATGGTAGCGATGAAGCCGACACCTTCGGCGCTGATTTTGAAAGCGCTCTCACCGTAGCGATAAACATTGTGACAACGTTGGTCGGTGGAGTTACTAAATTCGTCAAGTTTCTAGCGGATCATGGCCGTACTACAATAGCTATTATTGCCGGTATCGGCGCAGCGTTTATCGCGTGGAAAGTATCGTTAATAGTAACAAGTCTAACAACAGTCGCTACTGGTTTGTGGGGAATGGCAACGGCGGCTGGCGCTGCTATTGCGGCGGGGGGATGGATCGCCTTACTGATCGCGGGCATGGGCTTGTTGGCCTACAGGACAATTAAGCATTGGGATGAGATTAAAGAGGCAGGCGTTGGCAAGTGGGCTGGGATTATCGGTATGCCAACCGATGCACAATGGCTACAGTGGGCAAAGGATTTATGGAATGGGTTCCTTGGCATATTACCAGACAATGCAGACTGGCTCAACTGGGGTATAAGCATCCTGAATGGCATCATAGGAGCATTGAACTGGATGCTTGACGGACTAACTGCATGGATGCCTAATTGGATGCGAGAATGGTTTCATATTGGCGAGCTTTCCGCAATAGCTATAGGGGAAGGAATTGAGAGTAAAACCGATGTTATAGAAACAGCGGGTGATGCTTTAGTAAAGACAACCGAAGAGATACAAGCGGAGGTTTTAGAGACCACACAAGACTACTTAGGGCAAGAGAGAATACTTACTCTTGACCATCTCACTCTTCTTGGTGCTGCAAGGAAGAAAGCCGGTGATGAGAGGGAAGAAACACATAGGGATGGATTGGCAAACATTCTCAGGGCCGAAGAGCAATTCCAAGCGGACACGGCTGCTTCACACGAAGAGCACCATGAGGATGAGATAGAGGCAGAGGGGACGTTCTGGGATGACTTCATAGACGTTGTGAGGGATAGCGGAGCCGAGGTTGGAAACGTAATGGCCGATATGTGGGATAGCCTCAAGTCCCTGGCGAAGAGTGCCTTGGGCGACACGTTGAATGGTATTGTCGATCACTTCCGCGACCAGCGGCGACTAGCGGAGGAACATGCGGACCGGATGCTCGATATAGAGGAAGACTATAACCAGGACGCAGCGGATCTTCAGTATACCCGCCAGGACGACTCTAAAGACGCAGAGCTATCCTACCAACGGAGAGTAGAGGATATCGAGAGAAGATACCGAAGAGAGTTGCAAGGCATAACTGGTGAAGATACAGAGGAACGAGCTCGAATCGAGACCCGCTACCGTGAAGACATGGAAGATGCAACAACGAACTATGCCCGTCGCAGGGAGGACATTGAGGAAGATTATTCGGACGCAGTTATCGCGCAAGAGAGGCGTCGTGAACAAGCATTAGCAGATGAAAGACAGGAATACAAGGACACGCAGAAATCCCTATGGGGGGTACTTGGGGATATGCTGCATGATTTACTTACCGCGTTGCGCGAAGAACTATTTGTAAAGGCGGCGTCTCATGCCGTGGAAGCGCTTGCGTGGTCTTTCATCCCTCCGTTGTTTTTCCTGAATCCACAGGCGATCGGGCATGCAGCAGCGGCAGCGGCGTTTGCTGCTGGCGGTGCTGGCTTAGCAATTGCTGGCTTTGGGGAAGGCGCGGTATTTGAACAGCCGACCATGATCCCTCCGGCGCTTGTTGGTGAGAGTGGATATAAGGAAGCGTTTCTACCGTTGTCCCCAAGCATATTCGGTGAGATCGGTCAAGGAATCGTTGACGCATTAAGTGTGCCTACACCAGCCCCAGTATTGGTGGGGGCGGGTGGTGGGACTACGATCAATATGGACTGGCGTGGACTATACGACGGAGCGACGATCAACGTGCGTGACGATCAGGACATCACGCGGATCGCTCGTGAGCACTTTGATCTGTTTCGCTCACGGCTACGCAGTAAGGGGAGGGATATCGGATGAGTTCAATTCATCGCTTCACAATAGGCGGCACGGCGGATACGGCGCTTGGGGTAGAGCTTCTTCCCACTTTCCAAGAGCCAGTGCTTCCCGCCACGCGGGATCGGTCGGTTGAGATTCCTGGGCGACATGGGCGGTATCTGTTCTCTTCGGACCTCGCGGCGCGAGAGATTGTGCTTGACCTTGTGGTGATTGATTCGACCACGGCGGAGACGTTGCAAAGCCTCTCACGGGCGTTCGCAGCGATCCTCCTCGATCAGGATGGACACCCGGAAGACGTAACACTGGTATTTACGAAGGAACCATTGAAGACATATACGGTGCGCTACTCAGGTAACATGCCGCTGCAACGCCTTATAGGTGGAAGCAAGGGATACTTCTCTCTTCCACTCATTGCAGCGGATCCATTTGCCTACGGAGCAGAGCATACAGATACGGATAACATCATACGGTCGAACCAGACAGTGACAGTGGCAAATGCAGGGGATTACAGAACACCCCCAACAATTACAATAGCACTAGGTACAGGTTCAACCGACGTAACGGGGTTTACATTGCTAACACGACAACTCATTTCCACAGTAGCGGCAAATGGTAGGTTTGGAACAGCTAGATTTGGGACGGTCCGATTTGGTTCGGTCGCGGAAAATACCTACGCTACGCAGTTTCTTAGCTACTCAGGTACAATCACAGTTGGGGATATACTGGAGATCGACACCGACAATATGACCGTTACGCTCAATGGGGTCAACGCAAGAGCATTATTCAACGGTACTTTCCCGTTGCTCTATGTGGGAAATAATGAGCTACACTGGAAGGATGAGGACGCGAGTCGTGACGTGGATCTTGTAGTAGTACACAAACCAAGATACCTATAGGAGAGAGAGATGTATGATCCAAAAAATGATGTACACACAACTTTAGCTAGTGCATTTGTGCATGGAACAGATGCAACGATGGTCCTCACTTCCGCGACGGGCTTCCCTGCGACTGGTAACTATATCCGTATTAAAGGGATAGATGATGACGAGGAGGCGGCCCTGTATGAATACACGGGAATCTCAACTAATACGCTAACTGGTTTGACGCCTTGCACCTTGGGAAATGTAGAGAGTACAGCGGCACACACGTTCGGTGTTGGTTCCATAGTAGAGGTAATGTTCGTCGCTGAGTACCTGAGGGATCTAGAAAGTGATGCTGTTTTAGACGCTCTTTTCGATGCAAATACAATTCTCAAGGCAGATTCTGATAACACGCCAGCGGCACTAACTGTAGCGGAACAGCGGCTCGTGGGAAGAATAACATCTGGGGTTATTACCGCACTGACAGCAGCACAGGTGAATACCCTCCTAGGGACTACAGATGTTGCCGCTCTTACAGACGTGGAGGTTCAGCAACTTGCTAACATCGCAGCAACTACAATCTCAGCCGCTCAGTGGGGGTACGTGGGGGCATTGACCAGCGAGGCCCTTGAAGCAGATGGAACGGCGGGGAGAATACTACGAGAAATACAGCTCACTATTGACGATGGAGGTGATCCCGCGACACTGAAGTGTACCGTCGCCAGCGAATGGAATGGAGATACGATAGCAGAGACGGATGACATTGGGAAAGATGCCACAACGGGGGACTTCACGCTAAGTGCTGGTGGGAATCAGTTGGGCATTAAAGCGACAGGGCTCTCAGGCAATGCGCTTATGGCCTTTGGCGCTTTGCACTCAAACGCAAGTGGAACAGCCCTGATTCTGAATGTCGTGAGTGTCGGTAATAACATAATATATCTGTATTGCACTAATGCCACAACTGGCGCGGCACTTGATCTAACGACATTAGTAGACACAGGTGTGATAATCGTCTATATTTTGTACATCACTGATGCATAAGGAGAACTATGAAACAATGGACAGCGCAAGATCTACGGATGAACAACGAGTTGAGGATAACCAAGGCCAAGAACGAGGAAGGCAAAGATATACTAACGCTAGTCAGAGGATACCGTTTCGTGGATGGTTCAGGCCATAATGTCCCTGGACTTGGCCGCCAGCGGTTAGTGAGAGAGGTTCTGTGGAACGATATACCTACAAGTATCAAGAGTGCTTTCGTGGCGTTGCATCAATGGACACGGAATGAGGCATTAGCAGAGGAAAAGATGGAATGATGCTTTACCGCGTGAAGGATCTAGTGCGTAGGCTAAGGTGGGATAGTTTACCAGCAAGCATGAAGACGTGTCTGACGCAGATGGATACCTGGACGCAGCAAGAGAAAGAGGCAGAAGAAGGAGTGTAAGTGGCGACCGTAGTAGTTTATAATACTAGCCGAGAACCAATTGCCGATCTCCATCTGGCGTTTGGCGTTGGCTATGAACAACGGATCAACGGTCTCCACCGCGCTTGGTTCAGTCTCCCTCTAGACGATCCTCACATCGCAGAATGCACAGGAATGAATTACGCAGAGATCTGGGACGGTGATGAGCGGGTAGACCTGTTCAGGATCGTAAGGAAGTACAAGCGTCGCACAACAAAAGAAACCTATTACCGCTTCGAGTGCGAACATGCCCTGGTAACGCTGATGGACAACCGGTTCCAGGCGACTACCTACTCAGGGCCAGGAACAACGACCTCGATCGGTGACGTGCTCGATGAACAGGATACGGCCAACTGGCAACTTGGGACGTGCGACTTTGATCGGCAGTTTTTGTACAAGTGGAAGCCAGGCACATCTCTTCTCGAAGCATTGATGTCGATTCCGGCACGGTTCCAATGCGCTTATCAGTTGACATGGGATACGTCCTCTTATCCGTGGACGCTCAACCTAATTGAGCCGCCTGCAACAGTTACCGCTTATCTCGACTATTCCCGTAACCTGAAGACCGTCGAAAAGGATGAGGACTTTCGCGGGCTTTATACACGTCTCTATCCGTATGGTGCGAAAGCGGGGGCGGACCAGCTTGACATCACAGGTATTGAACCAGACGGCCACAACTACATCGAGAACAACGTTGGCACTTACGGATTGATCGTAGGCCCACGCTGGAGCGATCAGAGATATACCATCGCACAGAACCTCTACGATGCAGCGGTTGACAAGTTAGCTGAGGCGTCGGTGCCCAAGGTAACGTATACGATGGGTGCGGCGGACCTCTCCCGCCTCACCGGAGTAAGTACGGACCAATTCGTGCTCGGGACATTGCTCTCTGTCAATGATACGGATATGGGAATCACGATCGAAGAGCGGATCGTTTCCGTCTCTAAGCCGGATCTCGACGGGAAGCCAGGAGATGTGACGATCCAAACATCCAATAAGTCAGAGGAGTTCGACCTGCGGGACGTAGTACGGGTGAACGACCTGAGTGCGTTAGAGATGGTGGACATTCCAGGTGGGGTGGTGGGAGCGTTAGCAGCCTCACCCTCAGTGGCGGGCCTCTATGCCTCTACCGATTACTTGGGGTTCTCAGATGGAACTGACTGGCGTGCTTATTTCGACATCGCTGGACGGGTCAGGCTCATTGGTGATGCAGACCACTACCTTACGTTTGACATCAATGCGTCACCACCACTAACGATCAAATCAGACGGTGAGTGGCTAGGTACCGCATTGATCTCGAATCTAATCGCTGGAAATCTAACCGTGGGTATGAATCTAGGTACCGGCGGCTATATCAAGAGTGATAACTTCGAGACAGGTGTTTCAGGGTGGAGAATCAACCCCGACGGCTCAGCGGAGTTCCAGGATGCGACAATTAGGGGCTCCCTCAATGCCTCAGACTTAGACGCGGGTACGATTGACTTCGCAACGATTAGTAGGTCGGGTATGTCAGTTATCGCTGATGAAATCGCTAACGGTGCGGTAACCGATGCGAAGATCGATACTGTATCGGTGAGTAAGTTGCTCGCGGGGGATATCAATGTAGCGTGGAACCTGATAGCCGGTGGATCGGTCAAGAGTGACAACTATGAGGCAGGTGTAAGTGGCTGGCAGATCAACAACAGCGGAAGTGCGGAGTTCCAGAATGCAACTATACGAGGGTCATTGAATGCGTCTGACCTTGACGCAGGGACCATTGATTTTGCTACGATCTCCCGTTCGGGTATGAGCATTATAGCTGATGAGATTGCTAATGGAGCTGTGACGGACGCTAAGATTGATACGGTATCAGTCTCAAAGTTGCTTGCTGGTGACATCAACGTGGCGTGGAACCTCGTAGCTGGAGGTTCGGTCAAGAGTGACAATTATGAAGTAGGAGTAAGTGGCTGGCAGATCAACAACAGCGGAAGTGCGGAGTTCCAGAATGCAACTATACGAGGGTCATTGAATGCGTCTGACCTTGACGCAGGGACCATTGATTTTGCTACGATCTCCCGTTCGGGTA